GATCTCCTTGAGCACCTGACATTCCAACTAAACCTGTTACAGTTTCAGTCCAAGAAATATTCAATGTTGAATATCTAGATGTCAAAGCTGTAGCAGTGCCAACACCTGGTATTTTAACAGCTTGATCTCTTAATTTTGGAGGAGTACCTAACATTCCGTTCATTCCTTCAAATCCGTAGTTCATGTACTCATCCATTGCAACTTGTTGCCATACACCTGAACCATTTCTAGCTCCTGTAGTAAGTGTTACAAGCGTAGTGTCATCTGAGAATGTTGCAGTGAAACGGTTTGTGTAATAATTTCTAAATGAATTAACATCGAAATCTGCAGCTACTCCTGTAAGACGAATACCAAATTCTGCAGCAGCAGCAGCAGCAGCAGTAATGTATTCAGTAGTACCTGTACCTGCAGCTGGTGCAAAGCTAGTTGTTACTGGACGGTCTACAGTTAAAGTACCACCAGCAGCAAGTGTTACAGTTGTTGCAGTAATTTTATAAACAGGGTCTGTTACAGCAGTTCCTAAACGAATATGATCACCTACTACAAATAAGTAAGGTAATACTCCACCGTTTTCTACAATAACAATATCTTTTGAACCTGCAGTTGCTACAATTGTATCTAAAGCACTTAAAGCTTCAGTTCCTGCTTCATCGCAAATAACTTCAGTCGTCAAATAACCGTTAGCTGGTTCATCAGACATATTCTTATTAAGATTAACTGCTAATCCTAATGCTAGTTCTTCTTGAGTTGCAGAAGCATCTGTTTTAAACTGACCAAATAAGCTAAATGGTTGACTTCTATTTGCAGCATCATTATCGTTCTTACGAATTTTAATGAAGTACGAAGTGTCATTTGCAGTTGGTAAAGAACCAGTTGTTCCATTGTAACCAATAGTTGTTACTTGTTGTACTGCTGGCTTATGCTTTGAAATAGTTGTTGCATAAGTACCTTTAGTAATTGCTGGTGATTTCATTAAAGGTGCAGAAGCTCCTTTGCCTTGTACTAGCATGAATTTGTCAGTATCAGCAAGAGCTGCAAATGCAACTGCATCTAATCTAACCATTCCTAAATTTACTAAACATACAGCACCATTACCGATGTTAGCTGCAGTTACAACAGAACCTACCGTAGGTAATGTAGTGTTACTGTTGTCATCTACCAATACAGAAAATACGTTGTTTGCTTTTCTTAACATTGTTTTTTGTTTTTAATTATTATTATTATTTATACTTATTCTAAGTCACTTAATGACTCAATATTATTCAATTCTTGTTCTTTTACTCTATTCAATAATAGGCTTAGTGCCATATCAATTATCACACTATGAGTAGATTCGTCTAAGATACTATTTCTTTGATTAGCAGAAGTAGTTCTATCAACAATAATTCCTTTCGGATTTCTAAGATAATTGATAGAATATGTAGCTGTTGCAAATGTACCATCTGTAACTAACTCATGTCTCTTACTAGTAGCAGCTGATGCAGGATCATCCCCATCAGTATCTCTAGAATATACTAATCTCCAAATTGTACCTTCTCCGTAACTCTTGTAATAAGGTTTTTTATATTTATTACGAGATAGTCTTGAAATTTCATCATATCCAATAGGAATTACATCTACTTTAATTGGAGTTTCAGTACTACAAATATTTTTATCTATTGTAGCTTCCTCATGAATAGTATACATGAAATCTGCAGGCAAGTCAAAGAACGTTCCATTTACTGATGAATCAGTTTGATTTGCGGAGACAGAGAGCACAGCACCTCGTTTTACAAGTGCACTGAGTCCCTGGTTCCGAATCTCTGTTTCGTCAAAGCTTTCACCTTTCCGATTATTTTTTCTACTAATGAATTTTTTAACATAAAGTTCTTCCGCATCTGTTAATACAGAAGTAATATCAGAATCTTCATATCCTGGTGAACCAAGGCTAGATACTCTATCAGCAGCTAGTTCTAATTCGTCAGCCATTTCATTTGCAGTCATTGTCTATTAGTTTTTAAACATCTCTATTTGAGACTTAATTCGCAATCTAGCATCTTGGTTATCTCCATTGTTTAACCAGTTTATTGTAGTTAGCAAATCTCCTAATTCAATACCTCCGTCAGTAGTATAACGTTTAGCATTTTTTCGAATTAAAGCACCTGCTTCAACCGCTTCTTGTACAAAGATACGATCATTAAAAAGAGGATCGTTCACAATTGATAAAAATTTAGAACTATTACTTTTAAGTACAGTAAGAATTTCAGTCTTAAGCCAATCATCATTATACTTAATAGGAATAGATTTTCCTAGCGATTTAATAAAACCAATCATTGTATCCTCACTTCTTGTAATTTCTGCAAACTTAGCATAAGCATTAGCTTCTTCCATAGCAGCTTCAATTTTCTTAGAAGTTTGCTTTCCTTCGTTAACGATCATAAACTCATAACTTTGAGAGCTTTTACGAGCTTCATATGAAGGTGAAATTTTAGAACTGTTTGCCATTAGTATCTTATATCTTAACATATCAATAGAATTGTTTAGATCTAATCGCATACCTTCTTTAGTTAGAATAACTCTTCCTCTTCGATCATTTCTCCAAAAGTTATCTTCTTTTGGCAATCTAGGATTTAAATTAGCACCTAACTCTTTTTCAAAGAACTCTTGTTCTGTCATACCTTCAGGGTATGATTCTTTGTACTTACTAATAAGTACTTTTACTTGGTTGTCAAATACAACCTTAACACCACCACCTTTATAGTGACTATTCAAAGGAACTTGGTAACTTCTTTTTACTTTACCTAAAATAAATGGATCGTTTTTCATATCCTGACCTTTTACTAAAAGGTTTGTCCATTTACCTGATGATTCTACTGGCTTAACCATTAAAACCTGATCCTTTAAAAAACTACCAAATACTTTTTTCTTAATAGTAGTTTCTTTACTTGCTGTCTTATTCTCCATTTTATTTATTTATTTTTTCTCCATTAATTAAAAATAACTCCCCCGTAGAATACAGGGGAGTTATCATTATTCTATCTTTCTACTAACAAACGTAGGTCAACTACTTTTGTTGGATCTTCGATCATCATTCCGCCCCATTTCTGGAAGTGTACCTCATATCCATCAATAGATGAAGAGATATGCTTAGGTTGTTTTGCACCACCTGCAGAGTAAGGATCACGCATTCCAGGAATATAACCCCAGTTGTACTCTGGAACTCCTTTTGGCTTGATTCTGTAAATACCTGCATCTTCACCGTAATCAAGTGCAAGAATTCTATGTGACTCAACGATTCCTAATCCGTCTGGGTGACGTTGTGGGAAATATACATCATCATCGAAGAAATCAAGGATCTCAACTCTAATTTCTACACCATTGTACCATTGGTAAATGTTGTACTGCGGTTGCATTGTACCTTTAGTATTACTACCTCCGATAGAACCTGCAGCTGTATTCTTATCCAAGAATTTATCAGATACGATAGTAACTTGGTTTCCACGCTTAGCTTCAATTTGCTTAGAGATTTCGATTGCTCCAAATTCTCCAGTCAATAGATGAATAACACGTTTTCCACGCTCAAGTTTACCAACTCCCATATCAAGAAGCATTTCAAGATGCCAATCTAAATCGTAGCTATTGTAATAGTGTACGTTTGATGGAGCAATTTGCTCAAAGAAACCTGCACCTGATTCGATAGCATATTTAGTCTTATCATCTTTATTCAAGTACTTATGATCAGCAGTCCAGTTACGCTTACCATACATCAACATACGTGCGAACATTTCTTCACATTGGTGATGAGCAACCATATCTTGGTAGTTGATCCATACTTTTTCAGTTTTACCATTATAGTTAAATCCGAACTCTAGTGGCTCATTCTTACCTTTATTGATAACATTACCTGCTACTTCATACTGCATACGCAATGTAGAAGGACGGTTTTCCATTCTCCAAGGAGAAGTAAAATAAGGCTCAGAACCTTCGTAAGATAATGTAGATGGAGCAAGAGAGTAGAACTTAGAAAATCTAGTTCCGATTGCTAGTTCAGCTACTGGTACTACAGCTTCTGGGTTAGAATTTACTAACTCAACTTCATACTTGTAACGAGAACCTGCATCAATTTCATTTTTTACTAGGAAATGGTAATCATCAGTTTCTCCTTTAAGAACGTTTGTTTTCTCAAACAATGGTTCATCAAAGATAAGATAAAAGCGTTGTCCGTGTGCACCAACTGTTGCAGGAAATGATCCAGCAGATACAGATGATCCGTCAATCATCTCAGCGTCAGCTAAAGGTAGATTTTTATCAGACTGCCCTTGTAGCATCCAGTTATAGAATCCGTTCTCTTGATCTACTTCCTTCACTGGAAAGCGATCAACGAACTCACGTAATTTACCTTGCAAATTAACTTTGTAGATCTCTTTGATCACATTGCTAATAAGCTGAGGCTTTTGCATGTAAAGCGCATGAAAATG